ACCAAATGTTGCATCAATATCTGGCATGTAAAGTAGTCTTTCAACTTCGTCGAAGAATTTATAAAATCTTTTATATTGGCATTCTATATTATCGTAAGAATAATCTATCCAATCATATAGTTTATATCCTTCATCTTGAAGATACTTCATTGTTCCCTTTTTTGAAAATACTAAGAAAGGTTTACCATGCTTTAAATGCTTTAATGTTTTTTCTGTTAATGAATTTTCGTATGGTCTGGTTTCTATAGAAACATTTAATAAAGCTAAATCGGTTTGTGGAAAAGAGGCATACTGATCAATATTAGCTCTATTTACATTAACAGCATTTCCATCTTTATCTACTTGTCTAATTTTAAACACTTCTTCAAATAATGAATTATCATTTAAAACTTCATAATAATAGCTTCTATATTGTTCTGGTGTTTCTTTTATAAAACTATTTAATTTTATTCTTACATCTTCTAAATAATTTTCTATTGGTGTATCAGGTTGATTTGCACATAATGTAAAGAAAGTTTCTTCATGGTTTAAGATATTTCTACGAGATGCCTCAAGCGCAGATAAAATTCTAAATTCGTTAGAACTTGCTTTTCCTATAACATAACATATTTTTTTTGCAAAATCAGGATGTCTATCTTTAAATGTTCTTTTAAGATAATAATCATGATTCCAATTATATCTTGGCAGCATTCTATTTTTAGTTTTAGGTAATTTAAAATATTTTTTTATATGTGGCTCTACGCCTTCTAGTGAATAACGATTATCATAAAAACTTAAGTGATGATCAATATTATGTTTTCTAAAAAAATTTATTATATCATTAACTATAGAACTATTTTCTGGAATAACTTCTAAACACCAAATAACACCAACCTCAATATAGCGAGAAAAAATGAATTGCATTAGTGATGGAGTAAAATGTTTTTCTAACCACAGAGTAATATTTTCAAGTTCATGAATTACTACCCATGGTATTAAAATTATATTTTCATCATTTAAGTCTAAATCATCCTCAACTGATTTATATTGTATAGACCAGTTTTTATAACGAAACTGTTCTCTTATTTCGTAATCAATTTGGTTCTTTGTTTTTGAATCATATAAAGATGATTTGTGATCATTCCACAAAACTAATATGTTCGAATCCTTTAGCATAGCTATAATAAAAATATTTGTCCATTTGTTTTTTTGATTCAAAAGAATCTTCAGGAAATAAAAGACTTAAGTTTAAAACACATCCAGAATTTTCTATGTTTTGAGTTAATTTTGGAATACATCTTCCTAAATGAAATCCACAAAAGTAATAATAGTCATAACCTTCAGGGATTTCATTTACTTGTTTGCCAACCGTTATCTCATCCATAAGTTCTTCATCGTATTTAGTATACTTAAATATGTCGCAATCAATATGTTTTAATTGTGTATTTAAATATTTTCCAAAAGAAGTAGTTTCATCACTCAACCAAGGATATTTTTCTAAATCATAATCTTTAAGTTGTTTCCATGCATCAACTACTATTAAACAGTGCACTTACTTTCTTCCAATATTATACTTCGGACAAAGTTCCCAATTATGTTTTTCTTTAAACGATATAATTTTTATAGTTCTTAGTGGTGCACATTCTAGTACTTCTTTCTTTTCTAAAGAAAGTAAACCCCAATCGCTTAATAAAGTCGTAATTGTATTTCTACGAGCGATATCGGTTTCTTCTAAGTTAGATTTTTTTCCATCAAGCAAAAACAATTCTTTAAAGTGGACAATAAAATATCGTCCTTGTTTATGTAATATATGACATGATTGATAGAGCTTTTTGTCTTTTCTAGATGCAACACCAATTCTTGTTAGCGTTTCTTTGATTTTTAAGAAATCATCTGGCTCATCTATTGTTACTTCTAACATAAGATCTGGAGACCATTCTATTAAATTATTTTCTTCTTCCACCTTTATTCACCTTCTGCTTTAGTATAGTTATTTGTTCAGGCGACAGAAGGGTTAAAGCTATTCTTGCTTTTTCATTACTATAACCATAGTACACTTTAACCACTTCAATATCACTTAAAGATTCCGCTTTAAACCATTTACTAAAGCGTTTCCTTTTTCTAACCATATTTATAAGAAAATGATATTGTAGCTTTTTATCTATGCCATGACACTTATTCATTTCATTCGCAAGAATAACAGTATCATTAAAGTAAGATAAGCCGCGGTTGACCATAAAGGGGTTATAATTTTTTTCTGCTATATCATCAACCATAATATCTTTTTTGGTTGAGTTTATAGAATTTAAATAATCAAAATGATTCATAATATATTATCCATAAAGTCTGTTATATTTTTTTAAATACATATTAGCTATATATTCATGTCCAGCTTTATTTGGGTGTAATCCATCTCCATCTGAAACTAAATACTTTTCTTTATCTCTTAGTAATACTTCAGACATAGGCTTGTCATATATTGGATGTCTTAGCCATCCTTTAGTTTTGAGGTTCCTATGGGGAAATTTAAAAGGTATATAACTGTGATCAATAGGTGGAAGCATTTGAGAAAATATATATTTTATATTTAGTGCTTCACATATATCAGTAAGAGTTTCAATTTCTTCATAATACTTTTCTGCTATAATCTCTGGATCTGTTTTTGATATTAAAGCTTGAGCAACTGAGTAAGGATAATCACCTAAAAAATTATAAACTGGCGAATAGTCATCACCATCTTTACCATCTAACCAACGGATAGGATTAAAATGATGTCTATAATAAAAATGTAGACGAGTAGCATCAGTCCACCCAACTACAACTAAATCAATTTCTTTATAATTACGAGATATAAACGGAAGTGATTTATCTAAAATATAATCATTCCCATAACCACACTTCGCAAAATTATAAAGAGGCTTGTCTAATTTTTCTGCTATTATTTCTGGCCACTTTAGCCAAGAAACGTCTAAGTCTGGTTGTGAATCTGATGCAGTATAACCACAACCTGCTGCTACTATCATTGAATCGCCTGTACCAAAGTTTGTAATCTCATAACATCCATAGCAACGTCATGCTTTGGATCATGAGCAATAAAGGATTCTTGGCAACCTTCTGGAACAAAACTATTTTTTAAAGTTGATCCCCAACTTAAACCTTCAATTGTAGAGCGAGTATCTCTAACTTCCCACCAATCATAGGGCATAGGATTACCGGTCTGTCTCATTATATATTCAAGAAAGATAGGATCAAAAGTGTTTCCTCTTGTATAAACTTTTTTAACATTAGCTGATTTGTTTAAAACGAAAAAACTATATAGTTCTGAAATAGATTTATCATCAGAAGAAGGTTTTAATTGTTCTTTTGCTAAGTCTCCCTGTTCCATCCACCAATTTAATGTATCTTTGTTTATGTTTCGCTTATAACTTTTAACTTGATCTTGAACATCAAATTTAATCATATGAGTGTTTTCAACTAATTCACTAAATGTATAAGCCATAGTGTCACTAGTAAATCTTGACTCAGCAAAATTTAACATTGCCATTGAAACAACTACACCATTAGTTTGTTCCTGTGATAGTGTTTCAAAATCAAATACACACGCATTATTTAAACCATCATATGCTACCATTATTGCATCTCCACATTTGCCATGATTTCAGTCATACACGCTACAACGTTTAATTCATGATCTGCAACAAAAGCATTTTTATATTGATAGTCAGCTAAGATTAATACAAGTTGAGGTATTGATTGTGGTCTAACTTTATCTTGCATTCTATCATATATTCCACGGAAAATACTTGATGCATCAGTATCAATATTATTAGTAACCCATTGTCTCATCTTTTTAAAATCTTTATTTTTAAGATAAGTAAACAAGTTTTGATATGATGTGTCAGATAAATTGACAAGTATTCCTGCGTCGATTTTGCCACTAATTGCATATCGTTGACACTCATTAAGAACACGTCTCCAATCAGGACCATGTTTTAAAATAACTTGAGCTAATGTATTACGTTCATATTCAACTTTTTCTTGTTTAAGAACATCCTCTAGTCTTTGTAACATTTGTGTAGAAAGTCCAGCTAATGTTTTACGATCTGTATTGAATTCATACACTGAACAACGAGAATGTAAAGGATCTATAATACGATTCTTAAAATTGCAAGTTAAAATGAATCTACAATTGTTTGCAAATTCTTCAATGAATCCACGCAATGCGGGTTGCGTAGATTGTGGATTAAGATAATCAGCCTCATCAAGGATGACTACTTTATATCCTCCGGATAAAGACACTGAAGAAGCAAATTGTTTTATCTTCGTACGAAGAGTTTCAATGTTGCCTTCTTCAGATCCGTTAACTAGAATGTAATCTAAATCTAGTTCATTACATATTGCTTTAGCAACAGTTGTTTTACCAAGACCAGCAGATCCAGTGAAAAGCATATTAGGAACTTCACCAGAATCTACAATCTTTTGAAATACTTGTTTAAGTTGTTCAGGTAAAATGGTGTCTTTCACATATTGAGGGCGATATTTTTCTACCCATAAAAAATCATTATTCATATATCACTCCATTTTAAAAAGATAATCACCTCGGGCTGCATTTTTCCATTGAGGCGTGTAGTCCGTAAGATCTATTATAACATTATACCCCAAAGATTGTAAATAGCTTATTTCAAAATCTTTAATACTATTTTTCCAATGTGTTTCAGCAATAATAACTGGATGATATTCCTGTATTGTATCTTTAGCACCAACTAAGATTTCAGGTAAATGACCTTCAGTATCAATCATTAGAAAATCTAATCCAGGTAAATTTAAACAATCAATGTTTAGTGCCTGTACAGATAAAACATCTGTTACTTTTGCATCTGGCCAAGCATCGTCTGAAGCAACACGGCTTTGGCCTAGCTCTTCTGTACGTTCAAAGGCCAACTGTCCAGGAATTGTACTCAATGCTGCATTAAAGGGAATTACGTTATCACACGACGCAGTATTTGCAATTAAATGCTTAAAAGATTCAAAGTCAGGTTCAAACGTATAAACTGTTTCAAAATAATCTGACAATAAACGAGGTAAAACTCCAAGCCAACCTCCAGCTTGAAGTGCTATATCAAATTTGGTAACATGTTCAAATATAGCTTTTTTCTGACGACCTTCCCATTCAGTTTTTATAATATGGAATCCAACCGCGTCATTTTGATTAATAACGCTGGCTGGTAAAGACCAAGGGCCAACGCTATTATCGATATAAGAATTATATTGTTTCGTATTATTCTTCTTCATTTTCTTGTTTAAATGCTTCTACGATTGAAATACCTTGTGTACATTGATCACGTAATTGGCCAATTGTAGAAAGTTCTTCGCCGCGAAAGCCACCACGTTGTGTTACTGTATCAATAACTGCAATTGTTGAACGACAAATATTATTCATTTGTTCGTAAGCTTTTTTATGATCCATTCTTATTCTCCATAATTAGAATTTTTTTCTACTGCAATCCAGTAGGTTAAGTTGTTTTCAGTATTAGTAAATTGCGAAATTAGTTTAGATGAAACTTCAACATCATAATTACCAGACATCATTTTTAAGTTTGCAATATTAAATATGAGATTATATTTATCTGTGTTTGATTCACCTACTACGTCAATACTAAAAGTATTTGCTGTTGAATTATCACTACTTTGTACAGTAAGAGATACAACACCATCTCCACCTGGGGTAGCAGTAAGTTCAGTGTGGCCAAGTGCTGCAGCAGCACGTTTAATACGATTTAACGTATCATTATCTAAATGGAATTTAACATCTACTGAAGGCATTGATGCTGTCTTTGTTGGTGTAGTTAGCATTTCCACATCAGAGAAATAATAACGAATTTTTGATCTGCCGCTTGAGTCTCCAATAACAGCATGGTCATCTTTTAGTTGAATACGAGGTGTGTCAACTAAACCTAAAACACCAAGGAATTCATTTAAATCGTAAATGCCAAAGGTCTTATCAAATGTTTCATCTACACTTGCAACGGCTAGAATATTCTTAGCTTCGGAAATAGTTGAAATTCGATTGCCTTCTTTAATTACAAGGTTAGAATTAATCCCTGCAAAATTTTTCAACTTAGCTAAAGTTGATTCGCTTAGTTCCATAATATACTCCTGTTTAAGTCAATTGATTTATTATACCACATTATTAGTATCTTTAACACCATTATTTACAAGTTTGCTGAAATTTTTTACTTTTGCAAACTCTAACTTGTTATTGAACTTGCCATCTAATATTTCACCTTTGTGAGATATGACAAATACATTAGTATCATCATCAAGTGTATGTAAAATTTTCATAAGATTGTCTACACCTTCATGATCTAATGAGCTATCAAATGTTTCATCTAAAACTAAAAGATTAGTTGAAACACTGTTTTTCATTTTAGCCACCATTCTCCAAGTAAACAATAAAGCTAAGTCTATTCGTTGTTTCTCACCTTCACTAAACGAAGCATATGAAAAAGAGTCTCTATGTCTAGATTTAATTGTTTCTTGAAAACTTTCATCTAAATCAAAGTAAACAAAAAAGTCAAGTATTTGTAAATACTTGTTTACTAGTTTATTAATTACTGGTAAGTATTGCTTTATGATTTTTGTTTTAATGCCAGTGTCTCTAAGCATTTCTGACATTGCCATATTGTAATTTAAAGACTCATTAGTCTGTAACTTTGATTGCCAGAAATCATTAGAATCGTTGTTTAATCTTTCTAATTCTTTTTGTGATTTTACTACATCACCATCATTCCCGCGTATCTTAGAAATGGCATCAGTAAGATTTTTAATCTGTCCTTGCAACCGTAAGATTTCTTTATTGTTACCAGTAATAGATGAGGTGATTTCTCGTATTTTAGCAGCGGTTTCATTGAGCTGGCTAATATCTTGTTCCACAGCAGTTGATCGCTCCGCAGCATCGTCGAGAGCTTTCTTAATCTCTGCTGCTTTAGCTTTGGAGGAGGAGAGTTTTTCTGATCGCAAACTTTCACTAATATCTTGGGAACATGATGGGCATTTATCATTTTCTTCGTAAAATTTAGAGTCTTTGACGAGGGTTGAGATTTTTTGATTAAATTCAGCTTTGTACTGTAAAAGAGCTTGTTTTTTGTTGTGGCTTTTTTTGAGTGCTTCATCAAGCCCATTTGATAAAACATTGATCTCGGATTCCTTTTCACTATTGATGAAATGTAGTTCCTCGACTTCTGCTTCTGCGAGGAATATTTCATTCTCTTTAAATTCCACCTGATCATTACTAAGAGTCTTCACTTCTTTAATATATTTTTCTTGCAGACTTATTTTTTCTTTTGCTAATTCTAAATCATATTCAATTTTACTAAGTGTATCTTTTAATAAACCGGTTTGTTCTTTTAGTATTTGATTCATTTTAGAAAAAATATTAATATCCAGAAGATCCTCGATAACATCCCTTCTATGTTGTGAAGGCAATTGCATAAATGGAATGAAGGAAGAAGAGCCTAACACAACAATTTGATGAAAACTTTTATGATTAAGTTTTAAGATGTTTTGTTCGAGAATCTTCTGGTATTCTTTGGCGTGAGAAGACTGATTAAGTAGTTTTCCATTTTGCCAAATTTCAAATATTCCTGGTTTAATACCTCTAATGATTTTAAACTCGGATCCTAAAGCATTGAATGAAACTTCAACGCAGCAGTCTTTATTGTTTATTGAGTTTATAAGTTGTGGTTTATTAATATTTCTATGTGGTTTACCAAATAATGCAAAGGCTAAAGCATCTAACAACGTAGACTTGCCAGCACCATTTTGGCCTACAATCAATGTAGACTTACTATCATTTAAATTAATTTCTGTCCAAGTATTACCTGTCGACAGAAAGTTTTTCCATCTAAGAGTTTTAAATAAAATCATAAAATTTCAAGCGCCTGAGCTTCGGTCATTAAGTTTCTCATTTTAGACTTAATGATATCTTTATCTAATTGTGTATCCACCGCGTCAATGTAACTGTCAAGTAAAACACTAGTATCTTCTATTGATATGTTTTCATCATCAACACTGGATCCAACAAAATCACTAAAGTTTTCAGCTATCTTTAGTTCATGTATTGGCCTATTTTGTATTCTATCAACAAATGAGTCAAATGTAAATATATCACTTTTATTATATACAACTATTTTTACAAATTTTTCATCAACGAGAGAAAGATCAAAATCTTCTGGTTTAAATACTCTATCATCATAATTAATACGATGAAACAATGTATTAGGATTTAAGATTGGTGTTAATTCTCTTGTTTCTGTATCTAAGACATGAAAGTTTTTAGGATCATGTGCATCACTCCAAAAGAATTCCATTTGAGATCCTAAGTAATGAATATTACCTTCTTTAGATCCAACATGATAATGACCACTTAGCACATTTTCAAAACGTGAAAATAATTTTGGATCCATACCATGAGTGTTTCTTATACCTCTCATCATCTCAAATCCAGTTAACTCCAAGTGACCAGCTAACCAATCAGCTTTACACGTTTTTACAAAGTTAATAGATTCATCATAGTTATCATTTGCAATCCAAGGCAACAATGCTAGTTTCATGCTACCATATGTCATAACAGTTGGTTTCATTACAATATGAATTTCATTCATAAAGTGACCAAGAAGCTCTTTTAATGAATTTACTTCATTTGTATTTTTGTAAAATGTATCGTGATTACCAGGAATGATGTCCATAGTAATCTTATGTTCTCTTAATCTATCTAAAAAATGTTGACGATTTCTATTAAGCGCTCTAAAATTTATAAACTTACGATGATCGTAATAATCTCCTAGATGTAAAATGTGCTTAATACCATTTTCTAGTAAGTATGGAAAAAATACTTCACTATAAAATTTTTCAGCGTTGTCTAGGAAAATGTTAGAGCTATTACGGATACCACAATGTGTATCATTAAGAATAGCTATTTTCATTCTTCGAAGAATTCCTCTAAGTTAGAATCTGCGATTTTACTTTTACGTTTAATCTTTTCTTTCTTTGCAAACTCTTTAAATTCTGTGTCGTAATGCTTTACTTTTTCAATGCGGTCTTTTAAGACATCTACAAAATGACTTGCAACATTAGCGCCGCCTGCTTCATCCCCGAAGTATAAAAATGCTTCAGCACCCGATTGTGTCATAAACTTATGTTTAATTTCTTGTTGTTTCTTTTCTTTTTGAATACGTCTTAAAAAAGCATACCAAATAATTTGTGTAAAATATGCGAAAGCATTTGGTTTACCGGTTCTTGTAGCAGCATTGATGTTGTAGTTTTCTATTGCCTTTAAGCAATTTTCTACAGCATCCATTACCATTTCTTCTCTATAAGTATAACGTATAAAATTAGATTTATGAGATAAATTCTGCGCAATCTTTAGAAAACAAACAGCAATATAGTCTGTAACAATTGGTAATTTTTGATTAGCATCTTTTGCTTTATTAACTTCAGTTACATAATCAACTACAGCCTGAGAGAACTCCTTGTTATTTACGTAATGAATGCTTTTCTTTTTTGCCATGAAAGTTCTCCTTCAACATATAATATAATTCTACCATAGTTTTCACCAAATGTAAACTACTTTTTTTTGTAAAAAAAATTAAAAAAGTGTATTTTAGGGGTGTACATCTCGCACAGCTATGGTATAATAATAGAGTGGCTTTGAGGATGGGGATATACTAGTGTAGTTTATCTTTATCAAATGGGAAATCAATTATATTATCCTCGTTTGATTCATCTAAGTCGTCAATATCATCTATATTCATAGTAGCGAGCTTATCTATTGCTTCATCTATATTCATAGTTCCGCCTGCGGCTTCGTCTTCTGATTTAAATCTTATTAAAGCTTGCTTATACTCTTTAAGCATTTCAGAAGATGGATTCGCCATTGCAACTATGTGATAAGCATTAATAGAAACCGGTTCTTGCAATTCATCTTTTAGCATCATCCAAGGTCTAAAAGAATAATATGTTATGTCACTCGCGGCTTCTAATTTTAAAATTTTAAAGCAAAAGCGTGCAATGATTTCATCTTCATCCGGTTCACTTGAAATTACTTCACAAATAATTTCTTCACCGTTTGTAAATTTAAATTGTCGAATCATTCAACTTCCACTTCATATATTTTATATTTAAATTTTTCTTTTTTATATATCTTTAGTCTTTCTATCCCATGTAATAAAGAATAGTTTTTTCTGTTTTTCCAATGTAAATCATCTGAGAGATCAAATAGTTTTGCTGCTTCACCATTATCAGATTTCCTAAGTCCTCTTCCGATTGATTGTAACACTTTAATTTGTGACTTACTTGGACTAGCGAATATGATATTATGAAGATTGCGAATATTGATACCAGTGCTAAAAGTTCCCAACGAGGCCACAATGATCGCATTTTTCTGTCCTTCTGTAATTTTTCTAATTGCTTCTCTATCGGAAGCTTCTGTATTTCCTGAGACAAAGAAAATCTTTCTGCCTTCTTCAGCTCTGGATTCTATCATTTCATGTAAAGGTTTACCATGCTTTTCTACGAATTGAAATAGAACTAACGTGTTTCCATCTTGCTTTAATGCTAAATTTCTAATAAATGTGTTTCTTTTTTTATCGGTGATTAAATGTTCAATTTCATCGTGATATGATAACTGCCCAAAGTTTTTTCGAGTCTCTTCACTATGTTTAAAAACTATCATTGAAATATTTAAATCAGCAAGTGTATTTTCATCTTGTAGTTGTCTAGTAGTTGTAACCTTTAACAGTTTACCAAATAACCCTTCTAATACCAATTGGTGGGTCTGAGTTCCATCGAGAGTGCCAGTGGTTCCAAACCTATAGGATGCATTACGTGATTTATTCATAATCGATGTTAAAGATTTCGATTTAAATCCATGACACTCATCACCAAACACAATTCCAAATTGTTCAAACCACGTTGGTGGTAATTTATATATGGATTGCCATGTACTAATAAACACTCTTTCATTTATATTTATCTTTGGTTGACCAGAGTAAATTACGTGGCACTCATCACTTGGTATCCAAGACTGATCTGCCGAAGAATAATCTTCAAAGTCTGAATACATTTGTCTAACAAGAGAAGTAGTTGGTACTATTATTAAAACTTTTTGATCGTAATTATGTAAGAACCATCGCATTAAAGCGTAAATAACTAGAGATTTACCAGATCCAGTTGGAGAAAGAAGTACAGCTCGCTTCCTTCTAATTCCTTCACATATGGCATTAAACTGATAATCTCTTATTTCTATTTCTTCGTTACGGCTACGTAAGTCTAAGCTCTTTATAAAAGACATGACTTCTTTTGGATTAATATTGTTAAAATTTTCAGGTGATCCATATGGACTATCTTCATATTCAATTTCATAATCACGTTTTTTACAAAAATCTTTTACATACGGTAATAGGCCTAATGCCACTTCATGTGTTTGAGCATTGAATAATCTTATTTTTCCATCCCACACTTTATTTCTAAATGCAGGCATAAATTTATATCCAGGCACAAAGAAAGAAAAAAACTCACTTAGCTCAGCCGCAATACCGAAATCACAGCCGACAAGCATAATGCTTTCGTTTTTCTTTTGTATAATTAGTTTATCCGCCACTTTCGAATTGTTTCCACTTAATTATATTTCCAATTGTTTGATGGCGCCATCTTAAAGTTTCTACTATTTCATGTAAGGTTTCTACTAATGTTTTACAGTATTCAATTTTTTCTTCACTTCTTTGAATTTCTGTATCTGAATCATAATAGTAATCCATTTCACCTTTCATTACTTTCAAACCTTCAAATGGATCGTAATCCCATCCTAATTTTTCTATTTCAGACTGATCCATTTTTCCATTATAATATTTCCATTTTTGTTTTAATAGAATTTTTTGCTCTAACTTTGCTTTTTTTAATCGCAATTTTGCTACAGCTAAGAATTGTAAATATTTTGCGTGGAGTGTTGCGCTGTCTACCGAAGATCTTGCTAAATCATTTTGATGAATAACGCTGTCAGTTTTCCAATTACTCAATACATTATCTAAATTTATCATTAAACCTCTACATGCATATTAGAAAAAGTTGGTCTATGCTCATGTCTTAATAACTCTTCTAGTTTATTATAAGCATCCATCTTTATGTAATATTTATTATCTCCAATATGGCCGTCTTCTTGTAAACTTATAAAGTCCCAAACATTATAAAACAACCATCTAAAAGTAATATGGAGAATTGTCATATCACCGCCAGGTCGATATAAATCTTCGTATGAAGTTGATGAGTATCGACAACCAAATCTACCCATCCATCTCCAAACCATGATATTTTTTTCTCTAGTTTTTACTTCTTGATCTCTTAACTGACCTAATTTTTTTTCATCTGGTTCTTCTGGTTTCCATTTAGACAAATTTAATTCTGAAATTTCCCAATTTTTAGAAGTCCAGTTTTCACTTTCTTCAGCCCAATATAAAGATAATAAGCGATTCATAGAATTACGTCTATGAATGAAAATATTACTGTAATGATAATCATTTGCCTTTTGTATAATTAACTGACATAATGTGTCAGGAGTATATTCATTTATAATTCTAAATGAAGGTCGATGCCATAAAATCATAGAAACAGCGCGGGATAATTTTTGATGATCTTTATCTTGTTCATATTGCTCATAAACATTTCTAAATATGCCATGAATAGGATCAAAGATAGTGTCACTCATATCATCTCTATAAACAGTATATCCTGCTTTTTCTACTACATCAAACAGATCATTCCATATAGTAAGCTTATGATGTTCAACTGTCATCCAGTTAAAGAATCTACCGCCGCCGGTTCTTTGGTTACACCAAACTATCATTGATCTATATAGTCTAACATACTCATCCACTACACGTGGTCCATATTGAATTTCTTTGTCACTCATAATATCTTATCTCTTAGGTTATTTCAAAGTGGGTTGTTCTAAATGTTATTGGAAAGGTTATTGGAGTTGGTTCTGTTAATGTAGATTGGAAAGAAATTGTACCAATTGAAACAGGTACACAATCTATATATTTAATTTTTTTAACTACATTATTATGACTAGACATTACTAATAATGTAATATCAGCCTCAGGAACAAAAGTAGAATCTGGATCTCTTGAACCTGGTGTTTCATAATTTGATTGTACTGATTGTATAAGCCAATTGTACATTTCTACGTATGAAACCATATCTTCATCAACTAATACATCCATTGATAATTCATCGGTTGTTACTGTATCTCCTGTTAAAGATATCGAAGAAACTCTAGGAATAGGCATTGATACAGGATTGACTGAAGCACCAGGATGATTTACATTCTGAACAAAATACGTTAAATTAGAATAATTTCGATCAATTGAGATCTGAAATTGTGTAGCTTGTAATAGATTTATATTATTTGTAATATTGGCCATGAATTACCTCGTTATTCTGTTTTATTTATACAGAAAAAAAGGGGCCAAAAATATGGCCCCCTAAAGTTTTTTTTATTATTGTTTTTATTCTTACGCAGCCAAGATATTGTCGACGCGGAAGATTCTGTAGTATTGATTTGACTTCGCAGCAGCAAGACCACTTGCAGGTGTAGCACCTACGAATGGGTTTGAAACCATGCCGTAACGAGTTTTGAAACCAATTTTTGGCTGGAAGGTTTCTTCCCCAACAGCACGTACCATTGTTAATGGAACGTATGGGCAGTAGAAAATACCTGCGTCATATGGGTTAGTACCTTTGTATCCAACTGTAATGTAATCAACAGTTGCATATGGGTCGATGTATACTTTTGTACGACCGTTAAGAGTACCAGCAAAAGTATTGCCTGTGTCATCTACTTGCAAGTTTGTGGATAGCGCTGGTGCGTAATCCAACATACCTGTTGCAGACAATGCAGAAGCAACGTCAGAAGAAGTAATAATGAAGTTACCACGACCTCTACGAGTTTCTTTTGCAATTGTGTTTGCTTCACGCTCTAGTTGAACGATCAGGCCTTTAAACTTCTCAACTGACCAACGGCCATCTGCATCTGTAGAAAGATCAAAGATACCATTGATTGCAGTGTTAGAAGTACCTGCACCGGTTTTAGCTTGGCTGTTGATTGTACGAATTACTTCGCGGTTGATTTCAGCCAAAATCTCAGTTGACAGAATGTTTGCCAATTCTGTCTCAGCATCCAACCCGTGGATTGCTTTAAGATCCTGAGCAAGCTCGAGGCTGTACTCTGCTTTCAACGCGCGTGACTTGGCAGTCACTGTTGCTTTTTCAATGGTGAAACCCATTTCGTTGAAAGAAGAAGCTGGACCTGCGCCAGATGAACCAAGTCCTTCAGCGTCAGCTGTATCCATAGCACCGCCAAACGCTGGACCTGTTCTATCATTGTCGATAGAAGAGTCAGAGTTTGAGTCAGTTAGACCAGATAGACCTGAACCATCAGCACCATGTGTAGCAGAAGAATCACCAGAAAATTTAGTGTCTGCTTCGTTAAATAGTGCTTCAGTGTTACTTGTATCACCGCCGTCATAGCGTGACTTCATTGCGAAGATCAAGCCAGTTGGGCCAGTCATTGGTTGAACACCACATACGTCATACGCCATCATATTTGGCATTGCACGACGAACGAGTGAGATTAGAATTGGATTCCAGTTAGCAGTGCCACCAGTGTGGTTTCCCGGAACTGCTTCTTGAATTAGACCTTCTTCGCGAAGTGCTTTTTCTTGGTTCTCAAGAACCATAGCAGTCACTGCGCGCCGATGGGCGTCTTTGATGTTTCCAGCAGATTCCTCGTTAAGAACGGGAGCCCACTTTTCCATCATTTGTGAATATTGGATATTTTGTTCCATTTATATTTCCTTTATTTTTGAGATCTTTTTAGAGCTGAGACATACATGCTCATTGCTTCTGATACTTCTTCAACAGTTCCTTCATCATCGACTTCTTCAGCCACTGATTCAGTAGTTTTGTTTTCAGTTTTAAAATATGACTCTTTTAGTGTTGCAACTTTTTCAGCAAATTTCTCTGCTGATTCGAAATCAACACCTTCAGCCAAATCTTCAAGCTTCGCAGCTTGAGTATCTGCAAGTTCTTTAGAAGCTTCGCGGAGAATATCTTTACGCTGAAGTGTTTCCAATTCTTCTTTCAACGCAATAGATGTTTCTATCTCTTTACTAAGAGCTTCTTCAAGTTCTTCTGCATGCTCAGATAGGTCGTCAACTAGGTCAACTTTTTCGTCTGGTACTTCAATGTGAGATTCTACAAACAAGTCTTTCAACTGGCCCATAAAGTTCTCAGCAATTTCAGCACGCAAACCGTTTTGGATTGCAAGTTTATTATCTTCCATCCATGATTCAACTACGTAGTTTAAATAGCCGTCTACCTTTTCAACCATTTCTTCTTTTTCGGTTTTCAAAGCTTCTGACAATTGCTCTTCGTACTGTTCTTCCAAGCGATTTACTTCCGCTGCAACTTTAGAATTAATAGCTGCTTCGAAAATTAGACCTGCTTTATCTTTGAAGCCCTCAGATAGAGTTGCTTCTTCAGAAATCAGTGCACTTAAATCATCAGAAAAATCATAATCTTCTGTTGGTTGTGCACCAGCATCTCTTACGCTTGCTGTGTGTTTATCCGGATCACCCGGTGCGTGTTTATCTGCTTTTTCAGAATTGGACTTATCACCTTTACGCTTTTTAGATACGCTGGTTTTTGATCCAGCTGCTTTGCTTGCAGCTACACTTTGGGTTTCCGCATTTTTGGGATCGTGAGCTTCATCAACGATTTCCTCGTTTTCATTGAGCTCAAGATCCTGGTCTTGTGTTTGATCAGTCATGCTTGACTCCTTATTTAATTTTCAGTAACGAGAGGAAATTTTTGAACTCACGAACTTGTGTCTCATAAGAGTAAGTACGCGGAGCTTGTTTAATTTCAGTCTCCATTCTTTCAATTTCTTGTGCTTGAATAATACCATTATTCCAAACCCATTCAACACCTTCCATAATCCCATTAACAAAAGCATCAGGTGCAGATGGATCTTGAACAATATCAACGGTGTTAAGCATAAAATCATCCTTAACATACATCACATTGTTCCTTTGCTCAAGACTTCCCATACCACGAGTTGAAACGCCTAGTTGTACACCACCTTCTAATAAACCTTTTACGATATTACCCATCGGTGTGTCTAGTATAAGCGCTTTCCCCATCACATTATTATCGTCCCAATTAAGTTCAGTAATGCGATGTGAAACTTTATCTAAGTTTACTGTTGGTCCTTCTGGATGATTTAACTCACCAACAGCTCTCTTAGTTTTTACTTGATCCGTAACGTATTTGTCAACGGCTGATTCCATAACAGCCTTTGGATATATTCTACCGTTACGATTTTTACCTTCAGCTTGTGCAAATATACCTTCAATAGTATACGATTTACTACCATCGCCTTTGGCTTCAGTAATGTATCCAATTTCTTGATCAATGTATTCTGCAATAAGCTTCATTGTTTTAACCTTTATATTGTTTAATAAATGTAGCAGCCATTTTTCTAGCTTCTTTTTCAGATGAATATGTATCTAACATATCCCCATCTACATATGCTACAAATTTATTACCTCTTTTTTGAATCTTGACAGGAATTCTATCAATCTTCTTATTAAATATTACCTGCTCTCTAAAGTCGCTAAACTTCTTCACTCTCGAATTCGTCTTCTGCTTCAAGATATTCACCTTCTTCTTCGACATCCTCAATATGCTCATCGTCTTCGGCGTAGTCGGTGTCATCATAGTCTTCCTCTTCGACAGCTTCATCAGCAAGTGCTGCTATTTCTTCATCACTGATATCATCTTCTTCAGGCTCAACATCATTAAATACTTGACCTGCAACGTTGATTTTCTCAGCGTCTAAGGCGGTATCAATTTTTTGACCCATTAGTTCATTGAATATACCATTAGCTTGAGCATAATCCTTTTGTACCATCGCGTCAATAAAATTATTCATATCTTCCATTATTATCTCCTATTTACCAATTATTTATATAAAAATAGTTTTCTAACTATTAGAATATTAGTCTTCAATTGGCGGATCCATATCTGGTTCCGCTTTCATTTGAGTGTCCATTTTGCTAATATCATCATCACTAAAATGTAAAATGTTTTTCATTACATATTCTTTGGAGAAATACATACCAACATATTGAGATATTTGATCTAAACTAGTTAGGCGTTCTCTCATAATCTCCATATCTTTTAATTCTGAGAAATGATTATCTAAAGCAAAATCTACTTTGATATCATATTTCCAAGCATTCCAATCTTCTTCAGTAATAATATTTTTTAACAAAAGATTTTTACGTAACATATCTAAAAATAAACCAGAGAATCTACGCCGCAGTCTGTCAATAAATTTCTGAAATTTTACTTCATCTCTTGAAATTTCAGTAGCCCGACCAAGATTAAAACCTGATTCTTGTTCTAATCTATTTACTGGAACATTTAAAGCACGGTATACACGTTTTTGAAAATAGATAATATCTTCTATTTGACCTAAATTTTCACCACCTGGGAGAGTAGAAATTTCAGTGCCTCTACCACCTTCTTTACGTGGTAGCCAAAAATCTTCAAGCATAGACATATGCTTGCGATCATCTTTAATTGCTCCAGAGTTTGCATCGTATACAAGTTTGTTACGATACTTTGACATAATGTTTTGCATGTACTCCTCAGCTTTACCTTTAGGTAAGTTACCAACGTCAATATAAAATATTCTACGTTCGGGAGCCCGCGCTAAACGATAGATTACTAATGAGTCTTCCATCATTCTTAATTGATTTACTGGTTTTACTGCTTTATGTAAATGCGAAACAACTTTTTTTCTAGTTTCATCTAAAATACCTGATGTAATATAACTAATAGCATCACCAGAAATTTTAACACCAGTATTCATTTTTCCTGGTTTTTCTTGATAAATGTAATATTCATCTACCTTTTCAATTAACTTAGCACCAGTTTTTGGATCTTGTTTTGATTTAACTTCTTTGACTTTTCGTATTTTTGTAGAATCAATATAGCGAGCTTCTTGAATACCAAGCTTAGGATTTACATCATCTATAATTAAATGATGATATAATCTACCATCTGTATACCATCTACGGAAAATATCATGACCATTATTTGCAAAGTCTAGTAAATTTAAAACGTTTTTAAACTCATCATTTATAGTATTCTTTACTGACTCTTTTGCTTCTACATTATCTAAATTAATTTCTATGGTTTGATCTAAGCCACCAGCAATTATTGACTCGTTTACAATATCCTCAATAGCCATATCTACTTCAGGGTGCATTGAAACCCCTCTGTATTTCATAATTAATTGAACATTGTCTTTTGCTTGATCACCATTGATATCTACATATTGGCCATAGTGACCAGCTGCACCTGAAGTGACATATCCAGAACCATCCTCATCTTGAGGTGGAACGATAGAAACTCTTTTCTTTTCTTCTTTTTCAACTTTAGAAGATCTTCTGATCTCAAATCCGAAAAGTTTTACACCATTTGGTTCTGCCATCTTTTTATCCTAATTATATTTACAGAGAGGGGTTTCCCCCTCTCCGCTCTATTTTATTTATATAACCTTAACTAGTAGTATTTGACTGCCAGTACTGCATTTGGAACTCAACTGTGAACTCTTCAATTGTGTCGTTCGTATCATATGCTAGATCAATAGCGCTCACATTTGTTGGGAAAGCACTTTTGATTCTATATGATTTTAGTTTAACACCATCTTTATCTAATTGATCTACAAAAAGATCAGTTTGATAATCGGATGGATTTGTTAAACCAGTGTTGGACGCATGTTGATTAATTGCATTCATCCAACGTTCCATTGAGTTTCGTACAGTAAAATCAGTATCATTAATAATTGTTACTGTCCAAGGTTCAAAGGTTCTGTCTCCCGCAATTTGTAATTGTCTGCCACGGAATCCAACAGGAATTGATGACATCGTAGATGCCGGCAATTGTGCTGCTTTTGCCATGAACGCAGTTTTTACTATATCACCTTCAGCTTGAACTGCTGGTGGATATGTAATAATACATTGAAACAGATTAGGGCGAGCGCCGCCACCTTTAAGTTGAGATTTAAAATCTTCTATTCTAAGAATTGCCATTTTTCAATCTCCCTACACTGTACCGACGATTTCTTCAAACTCAACACCTGTTCTAGCTGCCACAAAATTAAGAGTGACGAAGTTGATAGAACGTGCTGGTTTAATGAAAAGGTTCGAAATAAATTCGTTTCTGTCAATTACAGCGGCAGTATTGTTAGTTTCATCACATACGACTCTAAAGTCTGTGATGCCTCTTCCACCTTGAATTTCTCTCAAGAATGGTTCAACAATACTTACGAACTCAGCTCTTGTGAATTCGTCATTAAATTCAAACAAGACATTCTTTGCTGCTGCCGCGATTGATCGTTCAATAACTAAGAACAATCTACGGACATTGATTCTATCAAATGCAGAAGGTCTAGATAAATGAGTTTTGTCACCATATAACAATATTCCTTCACCAGGAATGTTTGCTACAGGATTAATACCCGCTTTATATAGAGTGTCTCGCTCTGTTTTATTAGCACTGTATGCTAGTGATGTTACACCTAAATATTGGCCTCTTCTTGATCCTGCTGGTGAGAACCAAGGTGCTGCGTTAACAGCCGTTGATGCCATAATACCTGCTGTTGAAGATGCAGCAGGAATAAAGATGTATTGGTCGTTATATTTATCATATACTTTTAGGAAGTTATTATCTACCGCTAAGTATGAAGATCTTGTTAAACCAGTTAGTGCTGCAGTTGTATCAGTTACTTCCGCACCGCTATTATTTACAACGGCTGCTCTATTTGGCGATGCTACCACCATACAATCTTGTCTACCATCTTGTGCAATGGAAACCAGATCATTTACTACTGTTCTATGACTTGCAGCAGCTGACATGCTAGGAGCGATTAAGAAATCAACTGTAGTAGTGTCGATATCTTCAAATAAATCAAATCCTGTCGCATATTGACTAGTGCTAAGAGTTCCTGATTGAGCACCAGAACTAAGGCTAGCAGAAACACTGTCTCCTAATGATCCAACCGCATAGACCCAATTTGATCCATTGTTGATAACATTAGGCGCGTAATTATCAGTACCATCTGCTGTTTTTGCACCAGAAACAGTTGACAAGAACTGCCATGTTTCTAACACTTCACCAGCGGTACCAGTGATATCACCGTCTTCGTCAATAACCAAAACATGAACTTCATTACTGTCCGGCGCCGCATCAAATTGATTTTGCTGTGCTGAATCAAATTGACTTGTAAAATTGTTTGGTCCGGCTGTAATAACTTTTAAGCTGTTACCAAGTGTACCTGGATAACGAGCTGCGAGGCTAACACCATCTGAATCTAAGCCTGACTCGCTTATATCAAAATGTGCCTCATTTCTAATTTGTCGGGCGCTCCCTGCATCTACAGCATTAACTGCTGAATCCGTAGCTTCTCTGACCACATATAAATCTGAAGAGTACCTCAAGTAATATGCGGCTGAGTGGAAGTCTACGGAATTAGTTGCTTCAGGGGCACCAAATTTTTGTACTAGGACTCCTTCATCACTTACGAGAATTGGGGCTCTAACTGGACCCCAATTGAAATCACCTACATATGCGCCAATAGGGGAAGTAATCCCCGGAACAACATTAGTTAGGTCGACTTCTCTTGTCGTGACTGCTGGAGACGCTGATGGATTGAATGCCATATGTCTCTTCCTTTTCCATTTTTTTTAATTATAAGTTCTTAACATAATACGAATGTTCAATTAATACTATTTATAAAAATTAAATATCCCACGGATCTTCTTTAATTTGCCAAGGATCATCAGGTTTCCAAGGCTCAGCTTCTTCGACAATTCCATTATCATAAAAACCAAATGGTACCATATTATCTTCTATTTCTCTCATTCTTTGTTCAAACATTAGTTTCTTTATATTAATATCAGTGACTTCTCCAAAATAACTAGTGCCAACAAAATAACCAAATAAAACTAAATTCATTACTAAATCATCATGATTACCATCAGATGCTTCAAAGCTTTGACCCTTTGAAATAAAAGTTGATACTTCTAAGATAGTATCTTCATCTACAATATCTAATTTATTTTCTTCTAATAAATCTTTAAATGATGAACATCCAATTCTTTTGACTTTTCTATTCATATTAACACCAATAGAATCTGCTTTTATAGTAGATTCCACAAACATATTTTCATACTCTAAATCGTGATATAGACCATTACACACGACCACTCCTACATCATTAGATTCAACAACAATTAGTGCTTCATTATAAGAATTCGCATACTTATAAATAATATTTGGGAAGAGTAATGGAGAAATAAGATTATTGCGATATACAGCAACCTGTTGAAACGGCCTCACGCTAATGTCGATTACGTTAAATGTACTAAAGTCCTGTCCTCTTCCCTTCGCAACATCTACCATTATTACATAGTCATGTGTTTTTTTGGTTTCTTCATATATTTTTACACCTTCTGGTGTAACCATTATAGGTTCTTTTCTTCTCAATTTTAATAGCGTGTCGGCATTAATTAGAGTATCACCAGTGCCAAAGAAAGTATTCCCAAATTCTTGATCAAACTGAATTTGAGATGTGTTAGCAATTGTTTGTTCTTTCCATACCTGATCACGGCCTGGTACATCCCACCAATCTACTCTAAAAGACTTATATTCATTTGTTCCTTGTTCAGCGCCTTCCCATATTTTATGGAACACATTACCAATACCATTTGCAGTAGATGTAATAATAACTTTAGTGTTAATACCAGATGAGATAACTGGATATGTTGATGTGTAAAAGGTTGCGTCATTTTCAACAAATGCAAATTCGTCAAGATATAGTAAAGAAACTGACATACCACGAATAGATGAGCCAGAGGTAGCAGCAGCTACTATTCTAGAATTATTTGAAAATTCAATTGAACCTTTATTTAATGCTTTACACCCAGGCTGTAAGAAGAAAGGAAGATTCTCGAGCATTAGAGTGATTCTAGCCAACATCTCTCGTGATGTCGCGCCTTTATTAGCAAGAATAGCAATTGTTTTTTCTGAATTAAAAATAGCATACCACAGCAAATAGGCGACAGAAGAAATAGATTTACCTGACTGGCGGCATGCTAAAACAATACTAAATCTATTTTCATTAAATTTCTCGAACATTTCTTCTTGATATGGATATAAATCAAAAGGAACTAGACCTCTATCAAGAGATATAACTTTACAATATTTTCTAGCAAAGTAAATTGGATCATCCATACATATGGTATATTCTTTTATTTGATCTTCTGACCAGTTTTGAACTATACCATCTTTTTTTACATTAGGATTTCCTAAGTAATGCTGATCATTCTTCTGTAAATCTATCGGTGATATCAATGACATTATCCGGTTCTTTCACTTTCTTAGCATCTTTTAGTAATCTTTGTAAATCTGTTGTTGATCCTACAAAAAGATTGTTTGTTGTTTGACCTATTTGATTTTTATCATCTACTTTAAAATGCTCTTTTTTCTTTTTATGCATTGCTAATAGATCGCCATTTATATCAGCTCCATGTTTTATCATTTGAGATAAAACTTCGAATGCTCTAGGATGTTCAGTATTCCTAGCAACTTCCATCATATCTTCAATAGCTGATGATTGTTTATTAATTAGATCGTGATATACTTGTCTAGTAAATTCAAAATCATTTTTCGCATTATCTGAATCATTCATCCCTTTACCCTACACCGCCCACTTCAGTAATTGTAGTGCTAAAACCATAATCACTATCTGCACTTACATCATAAGGATCTAAATCAATAGGGTTAGGTTCTACAATAATAGTTGCGGCTTTAGCATTAGAGTCATCTTTAATTAAATCAACTTCTGAAGTAGCTGATCTAATTATATTTAAATCGTCAATAGGACCATAAAATGCTACTCTCATTTCAAAATCTAAAGTGTAAATAATTGTTCTTCTAGCTTCTAATGCTCCTTCAAAATCATCACTAAATGATGTTGACATTATAGTAATAGGAATGTCTTCTTTTATATCTTGAAAACTTTCAAAAGGTTTTACAGTAATAGTATACTGTGGATTGAAATATGGTAAAATTTGTTCTACAATTTGTAAAGCATCATCTTGTGTTTTAGTATACACGTTTAATTGAAAATTAATTAAATATGGTGCTGGAGTAAAAAATCTTTCTGCCCTATTTCCATTTAATTCATCAGTATATCTCATAAAGTTATTTAACTTAGGCAGTCTTCTTTCTGCATCATATTGAAATGATGTTATTTCAAAAGACATTCTAGGAAGTTTTAAAGCTAAAGTAGTGTCAGTGTCTAAATTAGGATTCTCTCTAATTCTTTCTAAATATTTATTTTTCGGCGCATAGGATAAAGGAACTTTAACTTGACTTATTGTTCCACCGCTACTATTTTTTCTTAGAACATATATACTATTAAACAATGATCCAAAAATAGCAACACTTTTTCTTAATTTTTGATGATAAAAATAACTAAACATTAGCTAGGATCTCCAAATGGGTTTGATTCGCTGAAGTCTAAGAAGTCTGTGAATGTAGTTTGGAAATCATCGTTTTGTTCATTATTAGAAATCTTATTATCTTCTGCTATAGTAGTTATAGTATAAGTTGTGTTTGTTCTTGTGTTAACAATACTTCCAGGAATAAATTCATGATAGAGTCCATCTGCCGCACCTGCATGAACTAGTGATATTTTATTATTAACAAAGTCCCATGTTGCTAGCTCTCCACTCATTGTAGTAGATGGTAATGTTTGTCTAAACACATCTCCTGCTTCAAAATCTTCATCATCAGCAATATTATCTGAAACTGTTAATGTGTAAGTATATGCATATTTAGTTTCTATATTATCTACATCTACTACGCCGGTATCTAAATCTTCATCATTATATTCAAATAGTTGAGCTCTTAATTTATAAACTGGTAAATTACTTAGTTGATAAAAAGGTTGTTCATGTTCTACATGCATAATTTGAAATAATGAACGAGACAGGGGAAGATAGATTAAATCACCTTCTAAAGGTCTCACTGAATTTATTTCATTATCAACTCTGCCTACTGTTTGCGTCCATCTTCTTCTTGAAACTATGAATGTAGCCTCATCTCTAATTTCAACACCAAACCTAGTAAATAAGTCGCCTTCTCCATCAAAACCTTCAACATTCTCAATATACATTTCAATTTTGTAATTTGAATTGAATCTCGCTGGAACTTCATCACCAAGTATTCTGTCTTCTGCTACAGTATCTCTAGGTAAATAATATAAATCTTGGCCATAAATTTTTAAAGATTCTATGACAATATCTTCATATAAATTTTGTTCTGAACGTTTACCGTCAGTGAAGTATGGATTTCTCATATTAACCTACAAAAAATGCTGGAGGGAGTTCGTGTTCTAATCTAATTTTTTCTTCAAGCGATTCTATTTCTGTTATAGCATCTTCAAAAATTTGTCTTCCATTCATTGTTACGCCGCCTGGAAGTTGCATTCCTTCAAACTTAATAAGGTTAGCACCCCATTGTCTTTTTATTAATGCAGTGGTATATTTTTTCAGCCACATATCATTATAAACTGAAGTATGGGTATCAGGATCTACAGTTTGATAAACTTCAGCTACAATATAATCACCTTCTTTTATATCTTTATCTGCAAAATCTCCATGAATATAAAGCCTGTTTTGTCTTCTAGCAAAATTAACTATAGGCGCACCATTTAATTTCATATCTAATAAAGATAAGTATTGTTGCATTTGTTCATAATAAGCTAAATCACCAGCCCAGTTTTGCAAATCTGCTATGTCATTTAACATCATTTGATATTTAATATCAAAAAAATTCATTGAGTTATTAAATGAGCTTGAAAGAGGAAAAAGTCTTTGTACATAAAGTATATCTGCAGAGATTGGAATATACTCATTAGTAACATCAGATGCAGTAACTTGATGTTTTAAATATGTTTTAAATGTGGCGTCTGAATGAAATTCTTGATAATATTGAATAGCTTCATCAACGCGATCTTCTATTTGATCTACATCTACATTAATTTCAATAACAGGATCACCCAATTTCCTTAAAGAATAATCAATTAAATCATTTCTACTTGCAGGACTGGCCATAGTTTTCTCCGCTTAAAAGTATCTTATGACTATTTATAAGATTTTGTTGGTCTAAAAACTCTTTGTCCAATATGATCACACATTAAACTTGTATCTGCCCAAACTTCAAATCCATTCGCACGAGCCTTTTGACAAAAATAAGTATCTTCTGATATAGTGTTTTTATGATCTATCGCAGGCTTATATAAGAAATGAGGATATTCTAATGTTTTATAAACCTCACCTTTAACTAAAACGCAACCAAATCCACACCCACCAACTTGAACTAAACCATGTGGCAACGCGGCGAGTACTGCGTGATCTAAGCCTCCAGTATGTGGATTATCTAAAAATATTTCAGGTGTGTTGTTTTCGTTTCTTTGAACATATACACCAGAAACAACATCTTTGTCATATGATATTAATTTTTCTAATGTGTCATTTGGTAATATTATATCTGAATCTACGTGTAATACAAAATCATAGTGTTTACCCCATTCAGCTATTAAGTTTCTTATTTGATCTACTTGATAACCATAGAAAAATTCTAATTGAGTTTCGTATCCATTTGGAACTCTTAAATCATATATAGATTTAAAAGTATCAGATTCAATATTTTTATTTGTTGGTACTGCAATCAGTATTCTTTTCAAATCAAATTCCTTTTTATATGAAACAGAAGCATTTTTATTTTGTTCTATTGTATTCACTTTATAATCGTTTAGAGGATTTACATCATTATAATAACAAACTATTTCTTTTACTGCTTTAATTTTTTCGTGGGGAATTTTTTCTATTAGTTCATAAAATAGTGGATTATCCATACCACTCATTAAAAAATTTCCATCTTCTTTAAAAACTTCTTCATTTAAATCTAAACAGTATTCACCTTTAACAGTTCTTAAATGAGTATAAGGTATTTTCCAGTTAAATAGATGTTCCCTGTAAGTTTTATTTTCTTTTACTTTTTTAGGATAATCTTGAGCAACTAATGGAATTTCATCTGCTAAACTCCACATAGATCCATATGTGAATTCGTATCCTTCATCGTATAATCTGTTATAATAATCGAATAAAGTATTATTACTAACTAAAAAGTCGTCACCATCTAAAAACATAACAATGTCATCTTTTTTAACAAACTTTTTAATTGCTTTTAATTGATTTGCAATACACCCTTCTCTTTTAGAATTTCTTATTACGCACCTATTTTTATTTTCCATTATAATAGGTGTATCGTCTGATGCATCATCTACTAATACATGAATATAATTATTATAGTCTTGCTGTTCAATTGACCTGCAATGTGTATAAACATAATCATTAGCGTTTCTAAATGGTGAAACTATTATTATTCTTCTTTCAATTCCAATTTTAGGATGTACGATTAAATCATCTTCATTTACAAACTTTCTTCCGTAAATTCTTGCTACATCTCGGTTAATTTTATTAACTTTTTTAAAATCAGTTTTTGGTAAATATTCTTCAACTTTTCTATAAAAGTGTTGTTTCCATTGTAATGCTATAGTAGACCATGAATAAATGTCGTTTACTACATCACAATAATTTTGTTTTTGCATAAGTAAATAATCATTATGATAAGCGTCTAATACTAAATCTATAAATTTTTTAGATTGTTCTTCTGCATTTATGTAAGGAAATAATCCATTTGGAACTATTGGATAATCAGTTTTATAACATGCTAAATCAATAGCGGTTTCTTCTAAAGCACCAAAATTATTTGTAATGACCGGTGTCTTATATAAAAGAGATTCTAAAGTTGATATACCAAATGTTTCAGGATATTCAGTTGGATATAACATAAAAGTAGCATTAGCTAGAATTTCTGCTACCTTTTTTTGTGAAATTACCCCAGTAAAAGATACATCTAAATCGCTATTTTCAAATTCTTTCTGATAACGAATTAAATCCTGTTCTTGTTTATCAGGCTCAGCTTTATCTGAAAATTTATAAAACCCACCTATTATTGTCAATTTAGCTTCAGGTATTTTTTTCTTTACTTCAGGCCAAATTAATTGCAATAATGGATTAAGCCCTTTAGTAACAGCAGATGCATACACAAAATGATTTTTATCTTTTTTAGATAAATCTATTTCATCTATATGTTTGGTCGCACCGTTTCTAGTTTGAAAGATATAAGGTTTCATCACTTCAAACATTCTTTTAATATTAAAATGATCACTGGTTGTTGTGTAAACTGTATGAAAATCAGATAAAGTAAATAATTGGTGTATTACTCCAGTTTCTAGCAAATTTGGAATAGATTCATCACCCCAAGCAAAAGTGTCGTGTAACCACATAACTCTATACTTCGAATTCATAACCATATCATGGTATCTTTGAGGCTCAAGAAATGGAATTGTTGTTCTAGAAACTACAGTGATATCAAATCTTTCACTAAAATCTGCTTCACTATGATCAACGTATCGTACATTGTCATAGATTCCAGATGAAGAAGTTTCATCATTACAATTATTAAACACAGTAACTTCAAATCCAATTTTTTGAAGTTCTTTTGCCATCATTACTACAGCATATTCAGATCCACCTAGTCCACGTTTACTAAGTGTTTCACCATCATACACTAAACCTAAAGGATCGATAAATGCAATTTTCATAATATAAAACCTTATTTAAAACTATTTATTATACGTTTCCGGTGTTAGTTGCAGGATACGCTCTATCAGCTCCCCAAATGATTCTAACAGCCCCATCAGCTCCGTCTCCGCCAAAACCAGTGTAATCATCGTCATCGGCACCACCGCCGCCGCCATATAATCCGCCGTTAGAATTTGAATTTCCTACAGAACCATTCGCGCCGCCAGATCCACCATTGCCTCCCTGCCCGGAGCCAGGTAACCCGCCCGATGCTCCTTCACCCAAAATACCAACGCCACCACCGCCGCCGCAAGCTGAGCTTATGCAAGTACCACCAGAGCCACCACCGCCAGATCCTGCTGATCCACCGGTGTTGCTATTTGAGTATGCACCAGCCCCACCATTTCCAGAATAGCCAGCAGCACCACCACCGGCAC